TTCAGCGGTTTCACGCAGGCTTGCACGCCTTCTCGTCCAGCGCCCACATATTCACCGTCAGCACATCCTCATACCCAGGGTGATCATCCCAACACCGCATCTCGCCCAGATCGTTGCTGAACAGGAAACTCACCGCATGCGTCAGGCTGTCAAAGCCGTGGCTGTGTGGGTAGCCACCAAAGCAGTTCCAGCTTTGCACCTGAGGCAGGGCAAAACAACGCTCGGTGATGTCACCTGTGGGGTGGGGCACCTCCTCGCACAGCTCGGCCAGCACATCAAGCGCCCAGTTCATGGCGCAGCGCAGGGTTGAGGCGTTCAATTCAGCGTCGCCCTTCACCGTGGCAGGCGTTCGCACTCGGCCCGTGCGCTGAAGCCTGTTGACGATCTCGGCGTTCATGCTGCGGCCAGCAGCTTCAGCATCCCGCTTGATCTGGTCGCGCATGCCGTCAGGCAGTCGAATCATGACTCCATCTGCCCCACGTCCTGGTCTGGTTTGTGCTGCATTCATGCTGCACCTCCATTCATTGGCGCAGCGGCCAGCAAGCGCACGCCATCCACCGTGTTCTCCAGGTGGCACAGGGCCGTTTCCAGCAGGCCACGGAACAGGAAGGCCGAAATTTTGTACTCAGGCGGGCAGCCCGCCAGAATTTCAGCCAGCGCGGCCACGTTGCGCCGGGCGCTCTCGGCATCGTCCAGCAGATCGGCGGCAAACTCGGCTTCGGTGGGGATGACGGGGGCGCTGCAAACTGCCGGAATCACGGCAGTTTCTGTCTGAATACCGTCGGTTAAACCGACAGTATTGCCAGCCTTCCCATGGTTTTCAGGCCCTTTTCCCTCGGGAAAAGCTAGGGTATTCGGACCAGCGGACTGGCTATGTTCAACAGAGGGAGTCATGCTGCACCGCCTTCCACTTCCGTTTCCAATTGCTGTTGCCGGAGACCGGGTGCAAGTTCGCGCAGACTTGATGTGCGCAGCCCCAGGTAGCTACTGACCATCACATAGTCAGCATAGGCATCAGTGGCAACTGCCAGGCGGGTTGTCTGACCAAGCTCTTTGCGCAAGTCACCGCGCCGACGAAGGTAGCGATCGCGGTCACTGGTACGCAGACGCCCGCCATTGGCGGTAGGTGCCTCCAACTGCGTCCAATGTCGCCACAGCACTTCGTCGCATTCGTCCTGATAGCGGACCACTTTGACCCGCAGGCTGGGAACCAGCTTGCCGGGGTTGATGGAATACAGCCAGCCGGGCAGCTTTCGCAGGGGCAGGCAAGTCATGCTGTACTGCTTGCCGTCCGCACCAGTTGTCATGATTTCCGTAACAACTGACCCGAATTTCTCCATCAATTTGACGTACTGTGGTGGCCAAGCAAGGCCCATAGCGGTCACCAAGGGCTTCATGACCACATAGGGCTGACCATTATGCTCAACCAAAATCAGGGTGTCTTGGTCAAACAGGACGGGGATCAACGGCACCACGTCGGTGGCCTGTTGGTCATTTGCAGGGGTGGCTTTAGAATTCACGGTGTGATTCCTTTGGTTGTTTGAGGGTTTCGCATCCAACGCCTCGACTGTTGATGCAGCCGGGGCGTTTCCTTTTGGGGCTTCAGGTTTGCGGGGCATGGGCGGTTTCTTTCGTCTTGAGGTCTTGGCAGATCGCCAGAATCTCTTCGGGCAGTGAGCGGCTGTTGTCCACAGCGCGGTGCTTCAGCCACTTTTTCAGCTCTTCAGGGATTCGAAGGCTCGTAGGGCTGCGGGGGTTTGGGGTTGGCATGGTGGTCCTTTCTCAATCAACACCGGTTTGGCGTGGATGAATAATAGATTCCACAAATGTGGATGTCAATATGTATCTTTGAAAAGATTCTTGATGATGTCCACAATCCACACATGACCGATAGACATCAAGCACCCGCATACCCGTTACGACTTCCCGCAGAGCTGAAGGCAGCAGTCACAAAAGCTGCCTACGTGTCGCGCCGCAGTTTCAATGCAGAGGTGACAGAGCGACTGGCCGCATCTTTGAATGCCACAGCCCTTCCACAAGCTGTTCAGGATGCAGTGCAACGCGAAATTGAGCTTCGAGGTGGCAGCACAGAGGAAGCACTTACACGCCTCGTCCAGGCGGGCGAACAGCGTTCAGGGCTGGTGTTGAACCTGTCGGTTCAAAAAGGCATGTCTGTTCAAGACCTGAGCAAACTGGTTCAGGAGCTGGCTCAGGCTTTGCCAGCCGAAACTGAAGTGATCATTCGCCACCCATCGTGATGGGTAGGCGCTGGCGTTGATCACGCCTTATCCCTGATCTCTTTCACCTTCGCATGCAGCATGTCGCGCACGGGCAGCGCCACAGCTCCATCTGGGTAGATCAGGCACAGGCCCTGGGCCTGACGGAAGCGCATGCGCACCTCCACCTGGGTTTCACCGGTCAACTCGGCCAAGGCTTCGAAGTCCACATTGACGCATTCCCACAGGTCAGCCAGCCCGTGCCCCATGGGCCAGTCTGAAACCTGCCTGACCATCTGCGGCCCCCAGCACAGCACGTGGCGGCGCAAGGGTTTGTCATCCAGCACAACCAGCGCACGCCATGCCTCGAACTTCCCCTTGAATTCCTTCAGCAGGCTGTCGAAGTGCATCACACCCTCCCCTGCCGCTTCAGCCGCTCGTTCACCACCCGCAACGGGCTGCGCAGCATGCCCCGGCGCAGCAGCCCTTGGTCAAAGTACGCGGCCTTGGTCACGCCCAGCACGCCCTCGCGCACAGCTGGGGCCATGCGCTGCAGGGCCTGCAACTCGGTTTCTTTGCCTGCGCGGTCGGCATCGGTCACCTCATCTTCAAACACCACTTCCAAAAAGCTCAGGGTGTTGGGGTGTGCGGGCCACGGGGTGCGCTCGCGGTCGGGGTACACGCCGGGCCCCAGGCCGTGCAGGTTTTGGGTGGACAACAGGTCGCAAATGTCGTGCTCAGGGTGGCGTGGGCTCAACAGGTACCGAAAGCCCGCAAACCCCGGCGTGCGCTGTGCTGATTCGGCGTAGGCCTCGCCATGCGCCCGGTTAATTTCCGTACGCATCACCCGCTCGGCTTTCCACAGCTCTGACCCATCTGCCCCAGTTTCACCACCGGTCAGCAAGTCGGCCAGGTTCAGCAGTGCACCTTGGCGGGCACGGCCCAGCGTGGCGGCCAGCTCGGGCGGCACGGGTTTGCCGCCGTACACCAGGTCGGCAACGGCTTTGCTTGCGCTCCAGCCCTGCACCACTGCGTTGCTGATGGCGCGCTGCAACACTTCTTTGGCCCCCATGTCCAACTGCCAAAGCCGGTCGCTCAGGGTCAGGCCGTCGGCCATGCGAAAACTGGCCACAAACTCCACCGCAGCTTCGCTGATGCGCATGGCCGCAGCGCTGTCCAGCACCGCCGTGCTGCCACCCACCGCGCCCACGCCTTGCAGGGTGTAGGGGCGCACACCTAGGGTGGCGGCCTGTTCCAGCGCGCCGTTCAGCACCGCGTCACGCGCCAGGCCCATGCGCTGCAAGATGTCTTCAATCTGCCGCAGCAGGCCTTGCAGGTGTTCGCGCCGCACCAGGTCATCAGGGCCCGCAGCCTGGGCAATGGCCAACCGGACGGCTTGGGCCGCGTGTTCGTAGTCTTTGCGCAGCTCGGCACTGGTGGTGCGGTCCAGCTCGTACATGGCGTTGCGCGCCTGCTGGCTGGCCCGGCGGATGGCTGCGGCGGTTTTCATCACTCGATCACGCCCCAGTCGTCGGCCAGCATGTCGGTTTGGCTGGCCAGCCAGCCCATCAAAATCGCGCCGGTGGCGGTTTTCATGGTGATGCATGGCAAGACCACTGCACTGCCTCCGTTCTGGCGAGCGTATTCGCTGTTGTTGGCAGACCAGAAGTGTTCAAAAGCGATCTCACGACGGCCAGCCGCAGCGTCGCCACCAGGTCCGCATGACAGCGACAGCCACATCCCCTTCCCATTCCACCCAGCCCGTGCCACGCGCTTGCCCAGCTTCAGCGCCTCAATGGCCAGGCCAAAGCTCATGCCGGTGGTGGGGCGGTAGGCCGCATCAAACTGGGCTTTGGGGCTCCAGCTGATGTAGCCCACGTGGCTCGGGTGGTTGGGCTTGCCGCCGTCTTGGTATTCCACCAGGTAGCCCGCATCCGCGCCATCCTCATCAGCTGGCAGTGTCCAGCCACGGTAGTCGTTGTAAGCCTGTCGGGTCATCGGCTGGGCCGTGATCATCTTGGTTCCAATGTGCAGTTGCATCTCGTTCTCCTGTTAAAAAAAATCAGCCGCGCCCACGCCCACCATTCCCACCAGGGTTGTTGATGCTGGTCGCGCTCTCACCCTTGGGCGCGTTGCCCGGTGTCACGCTCACATTCGGCACCGCACCCCGGCCAGGCACCGCCACCGGGTTGCGCCCGGCGGCGTTCGGCACCGGGTAGGCATCGCCCTTCTTGCGCTGCTCTTCCAGCATGGCCTCGATCTCGTCGGGGTCATACCCCAGCTCGGCCCACACCAGCCGGTGCGGCAGGCCCAGGGCGATGTACTTCAGTGCCAAATCAGCCGCCTGGTTGAAGGTTTCGGTGCGCCGCTCGGCAAAGCGCACGGTAAATTCATCGGGCGCGGGGTCAATGCCTTTGAACAGCAGGTGCACCCGGAAGGCGGCCATGTAAGCGCTGGCCAGGGTGGCGTGCCGGCCGTCCACCTCGGCGTAGTAGTCGCGCTTCAGGTCTTCCAGAATGTCGCGCTGCAAACCATCGGTGTAGCCAAACAGGCCTTTGGGTGCGGGGCTGCCTGAAAAAAAGGTGTCCAGCAGGTGGGCCACGTCGGCAATGTCACCCAGCGTGGCATCGCCCTGAATGGCCTGTACCCCGCCCTTGCGGTTCAGGTAAAAGTCGGTGGTGATTTCGCCCTTCTGCCCCTCCACTTCCTTGCGGTAGGCAGTCAGTGCAGGGCCATCAGCACCTTCCAGCACATGGGCCAGGCGCAACGGGGCGCGCATGCGGCGGCGTATCACCAGGTCTTCCTCGGTCATCACCAGTTTTTTCCAGACCGTGCAGCTGGCGTCCAGCCAGGGGCGGCCCATGCTGCCCAGGTCGTCAAAGTTGTAGGGGTCAAGCCTGCACAGCATCAGCTGCCAGGCGGCAAAGTTGGCCAGCACCGCGCCGGTCATCACGTCGCGCTGCTCAAAGGCGTTGGCGGGGTTGGCAAACCGGCCCGATGAGTTGGTCATGGGCACGATGGTTTCGCTGGGCATGCGAATGGCCGACACCACGTCGCGCCGGGCATCGTCAAGCACCAGTTGCAGGGGCAGGTTGCCTTCCATCAGCAGGCCACGGGCATCGCTTTTCAGCTTCTGGCTGTTGTTCAGCTGCAAGCGGGCGTGAAACGCCGTCCACTCGCGCTTCAGGGTTTCGCTGCTGAAGCGCTCGCTCACCTGCATCAGCAGCCCGCCCTTGATCACATCGCGCGCCACCCGGCTGTGCACAGTTTTCACGCGGCCGTCTTGCTGGTCCATGGTGCGCATCAGCCGCACTTGGGTTTTGCGGTCAAAGTCGATCCACATGGTGCGGTACAGCCGCTCCATGGCGTCATCGCTGGCCAGGCGGTCGCCGCGCTCGGTACCCACGTTCATGGCGCTCGGCATCAGCTTGGCAAACAGGCCGGCCACGTTGGCCATGCCGGTTTTCAGGGTGGAAATCATGTTCATGGTCGGTCAGTGCCCGTAGGTTGGCAGGCCCAGCAGCTCGTCGCGGCTCACCTTGCGTTGCGAAATCACGGTGGGTGCGTCGGCCAGGCCACGGGTCAGCAGTGCGTACACCGCTGCGCACACGGCGTCAAACAAGTCGTCGCCCCCCTTGCGGTTCCCCGGCTGACAGCTGCTGTAGCTGGCCTGGGTGGGCACGGCTTTCATGTTGCCCAGCTGGCGCACAAAGGCCAGCCACTCTTCGGGCTCGCGCTCGTCCATGGTGTCCACGTAGGGGAACGCGGCCCGGTTGCTGTGGAAGGCCTCGCGCACCGCGCTGGCCATCACGTGTTTGGTCATGCCCTCAAACCGCATGGGTGCAAATGCCCACTCGGCCCAGGTGCTGCCGGTGCTTTGGCCGTCGCCCACGGTTTCGCGGTTGATGGGGGTCAGCCCGCGCCTGAACAACTCGTCATTCACCCCGGTCAGCATGCCCACGCCGTAGGCATCGCCAATGGCGTAGTCGGGCCTGAAGTAGTCCCACAGCGTCACCAGGTCACGCGCCAGCGTGCTGTCGCTCACGCCAGGGGCCCACAGTTTCACAAACGGAAAGGTCACCCAGTTGCCCAGCTGCTCACACACCACCAGCGAACTTTTGGATGCCGCCGGGTCTTCCCCGTGGCCGGTGTGGTCATAGCCAAAGCTCAGCAGCCCCCGTCGCTTGTACCGCTGGCCCGGTACCGGCCCGGCCCGCACCAACCCGGCCTCAAGCCCCAGGGCGTTGGCACGCTTGATGTACTGCTCCCAAATCCAGTTGCGGGCCCGAATGTTGCGGCACAAAAACTGGCGTATGTACTCCTCATCAGGCAGCTGCGCCTGCATGCTGGCCGCCCAGTGCGGGTCCACCATGCCCAGCGCCACGCCCAGGTGCACGTCCACTGCGGGCAGCTGGTGGTAGCCGCCGCTGGCGATCAGGCTTTGCAGCACGTCAGCGCCTTTGTACACACCGCTGATGCGCACCTTGGGCTTGAACTCGGTCTCTTTTCTGTCTACCCCCAGCCGCCGCGCGGCACCCAGCATGGGCAAAAACCGGCTCAGCAGCCGGTCTTGTGGCATGTCGTCAGTCTCTTCCAGGCTGGCCAGGGTGATGCTGTCGCCGTCAATCTGGCTCATGATGCCGTAGGCACTGGCCTTGCTGCCGTTCATAAACTGGTAAGCCATGTCCTTCAGTTGCGGGCGGCCTTGCTTGTGGGCAATGAAGGCCCCCAGCATGGGGCTGCGCCTGATGGCGTCAATGTGGTAGTTCAGGTTGTTCTGGCTCTGCTGCATGCGCGGGGCAACAATGCCGCACTCCTGGTAAGGCGTGGTGGCCAGCTCTTCCAGAATGTGCATTTCCTTCACGGCGGTTTTGCCCGTGCGCCGGCATGAAAAGTCCACCGTGTCGCGGTGGTCATCCATCTCCTGCATCTTCAGCACCTGAATGGGGTCTAGCTCCACGTTGTGCACATACTTGTGCCACAGGGCGTGGGGCCTGATGCCCGTCACCGGGTCAGGCTGGGCAAACCGCATGATTTCCTGCTCGGCCACGATGGAGCTTTTCGCGCGCTGCGCGGCGCTGATGCGGCTCACGGCGCGGCCCTCATTTCTCACCCCCACGCGCCTGAAACTCCACCAATACCGGGTCAGCCTTGGTGCGCTGCTGGGCTTGGGCAATCAGGTCTTTGGCTCCCTGGGTGGCCTCCAGCATGCGGGCCCCAAAGCTTTGCAGGGTTTCGCGGGTGTCGGCATCCAGTTGCAGGCGGCCATTCAGCATGCCGTCTTCGTCGTCGGCCTTCTTCACGGTCATGCCCAGGTCGTTCATGCTCAGGCCCAGGCGGCTCACCAGCTCGGTCAGGGGCTTGAACGCGGGGTTGCTGGTGTAGTTGTAGATGTATTGGCGCTTGCCGCCCTCGTCCACATAGGTCAGCGTCACCGGGTTGCCCTCGCGGTCCAGCTCCACCTTGGGCGCTTTGATCAGCACCCCCAGCCCCAACACCTCTTGAATGCACATCTGCAACATGGCCGTCAGGCTGGCTTGCAAATCGGCATGAATGCCGCCCAGCACACGGGGGTCGCGCTGCTCGAACGCGGCGTGGTGCAGCATGAAAATTTCGGTCTGCTTCACGCACGCTGGTTGCGCGGCGCAGTACTCGCGCCCCACATCGCACCGGGCGCAAAAGGCGTAACCGTCGGGCTTGGCCGGAAAGTAGGTGGCCACCCGCGCATTCATGCCGTGCTTCATGGCGTTGAAGCGGGTGCGCCGGGTCTCTTCAGCAGTGGGGTGCCCGGCCAGGTTGGCACCGGTGGCGGCCTTGCCCTCTTCGGTGCGCGGCCCGGTGCTGGTTTGGTGCGCCTTCAGCAGCGCCACTTCCCACGTGGCCTGCGGCTGGTGGGCTGCATCGCAATGCGGGCAGTTGGCAAAGTACCGGTAAGGGTGGTGGTCGCGCTCGGGCGCGTCCTCAATCAGGTCAGGCGCGGCAGCAAACGACCGCTTGCATTCACCGCAGCGGAAGTTGACTTGCGAAAGCTGGGCCGACCAATCGTGATGAGGCATGCCCCATCATCGCGGCCAATTTCAGGCAAAAAAAGGGGGCTTTACGCAAGCCCCGTTTGTGTTTGTAGCTGTGGATTTTGCACTGAA